GATTTCGTCTGCAGGAACGGCAAGCACTCCTACTTTAAAAACAATAAACACCCAAAGTGATACTTTTAATCACGCACAACAAAACCTTGCACCAAATCTGACAGCAGGGGAAAGCAATATTATTATAGTCGGCAAAAGTGCTGATTCACGAAATAGTGGTTACATTGGCTATAATTGGGCGGGCGCTGCAAACTCAGCCAACTATGTTAGTTTTGGTCATTGGGCGTATGATAATTTAGTACGGCTATATAGTGATGGTAATCTTACTTCTACAGGAAGTATGCGTAGTCCTATCTTCTACGATAGCGACAACACAGCTTACTACGTTGATCCTAGTAGCAATTCTAGTATGTATGGTATATCTATTCGTGGTGATGTGTCTTCTACGGGTACAGCTAACCAAATCTTTTTATGGACCAATAGTGCCACAACAACATCTGCGATTGGCTTTAAATCTAGCGGCGGTCAATTTGCAAGCCCAACAGGCAACGGTGACGGATATAACACCTATCTAACTATGGATACTGTTGGTCGTGGCTGGGTGTTTAGACGAGGCACAGGTGGTGGTGACTTTACTGCTGCATATACTTCTGGGTGGATTCTTAACAACGGTCATTGGACAGCCACCACCTCTATGAGAGCACCTATTTTTTATGACTACAACGATACAAATTACTACGTTGACCCAGCAACCCTTTCTCGAGTGTATCGAATTATGGCGGGTGGCACTATCGACAGTACCCCAAATGGGACACAATTTTCAAATGTGCTAGGCGCAGTTACTGTAGGCGGTCAAAGTGGTAGAGCTTGTTATTTTGACGGGGGCGGTGTTGGCGCATCAGTTTGGTGGGGAAACGGAAATAGTCCATACGGAGCCATTGATAGTGACCAAGCTAACGGTCTTCGTCTTTACTACAATAGTACAGGTGGCGTATGGTCGGAACAGTTTAGAGTTTCAAACGGCTACGCAATTGCGATTAATCAAATGCGTGCGCCTATCTTTTACGACAGCAACGACACAGCTTACTACGTTGATGGAGCATCTACGTCTAACTTTGCTGTAGCTAACTTCGCAGAAATAAACGTAGATGGTGGTACTAGAAATAACTCTAACGATGCTACTTTATACATTACAGCCACGAACAATAACGATTGGGGGTTACTCGTAAACAAGTACAACGCTAGTTCATCTGAATATGGCGTAGATATTCGCATGGGTTCAAGCTTTAGTTATGGCTTGCGAGTGACGGGTGCGGGGTCAACTATATCAGGTATAAGCAGTAGCCAGCTATACCATAATTATAGTGTTCGTGGGCCTATCTTCTACGATAGCGACAACACAGCTTACTACTTTGATGGTTCTGCAACAGGCGACAGCATCAGGGTTGCTGGTAATATCGTAGCTTATTACTCAGATGAACGTTTGAAAAACATCGAAGGTAATATTGATAGCCCATTAGAGAAAGTCTCTCAGCTGAACGGCTTCTATTACAAAGCAAACAAAAAAGCTCAGACGCTAGGCTACAAAGACAACCGCCAAGTAGGTGTGTCGGCTCAACAGGTTGAAGCTGTTATGCCAGAGGTCGTTACAGACGCAGCTATTGGGTACGGCTACAAAACTGTAGACTATGCCAAACTTGTACCGCTGTTGATCGAAGCGGTCAAAGAACAACAAGATCAAATTGAAACCCTCAAATCACGCTTAGAAAAATTGGAGAATTAAAATGAGCATGACGTATACTTGGGAGATAACTTCCCTCAAAACACAAAACCAAACTAACGCTGATGGTGATGCATTAGCAAACGCTGTGGTTCAAACATATTGGAAATGCACAGGTACTGATGAAAACGGTGCTACTGGTAGTTTTTCTGGAGCAACCCCATTTACGGCTGAAAACACACCAGCAGGTTCTTTTGTAGCGTTTGCCGATCTTACTGAGGCAACGGTATTGGGTTGGATACAGGCTGTAGTTACAGGCAATTATAAAGAACATATAACAAATCAAATACGCCAACAAATTGCTGAGTCCTCTATCCAAGAGGTAGCAGAAGCAGATCTTCCTTGGAGTTAATCAATGGCGCTACAGACATCTGGAGCTATTAGTCTAAATGATATCCATGTAGAAGCAGGGGGTACTACAAGTACTCAAGCTTCTATTAATGATACAGATATTCGTGGACTGATTAGCAAATCTAGCGGTGCTCAGATGTCTTTTTCAGAGTGGTATGGTGCTAGTAGCAGTGTAAGTAATTTTCAGTTTGCGTATTGGGATGGTACAAGTAATCAGAATAACCGCTATTTGGCGCTGCCTAAAGTGGCGGCAAGTCAAAACGGCGACAAGGTTTCGGTTATACACAAATCTGAAAACTATGGTTACCGTCATTATATTAACGGGGCTACTTGGGATGTTGACACTCACATGGCTCTAACACCTGCTTCTAGTTTATATGGCAGCCAATCTGTAAGTTATGGTTGGCGGAATAATCCTTCTTGGGGCAATAGATATACATCTGGTGGGGGTGTCACAGTTCCTACCGATTACATACCCAACAGAAATACAAGCAGTTATGGCGGTAAAGCTATAGTATTTTACACGTATTTAAGTAATTTTTTTGATTACCATCTGGGGGCCATGCAAATTGAAACAAACTTAGAGGGTACGTCTACTACAAGAGGTGCAGTGGATTGGAATTGGAGAGTAACATTAGGCGATGGCTCACCTTACAATTTTAGCATATCGTGTTTTGGAGGTGTATGTAGCGATAATGGTACCCCTGTTGCACTTACTCAGCCTATGGAAGGCAGTCACCCATCTTATGTAAATTACCTGATAACAAAATTCGACCCTTCAGGTACTGGAACCCCCTATGTACATTCGGCCAACCCACAGAGTGTGAGTACCAGACTGTGTAAAAAGCCTATTATAAACAATAATAACGAGATAGTTATTTCAAGTACTATTACAGCAGGTACCTATAGTGGGGGTATGCACTTTTGTAAGTTTAGCGGTTTAGATTGGAACGCATCTTCTAATGGTTTAGTGAATACAGCGGGGCGTATTGTTAGTACTGGTACTCCCCTATATTCAGGTACAGGTAATAACCCTGGTTCCATACAGACTTCTGGGCCAACAATAATGTGTGATAGCAGTGATAATATATGGGTTGCTTTTTTAGAACATGACGGCAATGGTTACTCCAACACTACTAATTCAGGTACTACATTTTACTCTGGGGTGTTGAGTATTTTAAAACTTAATTCAAGCCTAGTTCCGCAAAAGTGGTATCGTAGTTTATTCTATCCACTAGAAAACTACATCTCTTCTACACAACCCCAATTAAAACTGGGTAGTTTAGGAGTTATTAATGGTGATCACATGTGGTTGCAGTTAATTATAAACAACGCAGATCACATTACTGATTTTGGGCATTCTGGTTCTGGTGAAGATGACGCTGCAATTATGCTTAAAATTAAAATAAATAACCCTACTACGGCTACTGACAGCAACGGCACTTATATTGTTCCAGAGGTTCAGGCGGGTCACTCTCCATCAAATGATTATCAATCCCCAGATGTATATGCTGATATAGGTGGGCGTTTAGTTGTATCTAACTATGACAACGATGGCAGCACAAATAAAAAAATACTTTGGGTATCAAATAGATTTAGAGATGCAGGTGCAGTTTATTCAAATACTGCTAAGTTGTTTTTAGTAGATAACAATATAGATTCTGACACTTCTGCTTTAAAGTTTTCTAATGACCCCTCTTGGAGTGATACCAATATAAACTTTAAGCTATATGACACTGCACTCTCCTCACTAGCTACGAACGTAACCAATGCTGTAAATAACAGTGAATTTACGGGTGGGGGTACAAAAACTTCAGGCGGTATGAATCATTCAACAGGAATCGGAGCTTATGTGTTTAGAAAATCTGGGTCTTCTGGGCCAAATCCATCTCAAACATTTGATTGGGATAGCAGTGGTTAAAAGGTTATAAAATGTTAGGTATATCACGATTAAAATTCAGTGTAGGCAATGACTATATACTTATTATAGCTCAAAACTTGCCAGGAGATAGTGGCATTAAACAATCATCTGCCTCTCCCAATAAGTGTGAGTGTTGTTTGTTAAACTCAAGTGGCAGTTATATTACTCCTAGCTCTTGGTATGACGGTCAAGAAGATAATCAAGAAGATGTGATTGATAATATAGCACTCTCTGATTTAACTACTATAATATCCAAAGCTAAAGAGTACGCTACAGATAACCCTCTATCTGGAGAATAATTAGTGTTAGGCTTTACATCCTTTTCTGAAAGTCCTTTTAGTAATACGGGTAGTGTATTAGCTAATGCTTTTATTAGTACAGTCTTAACATCTTTAAGTGCAGGTTCTTTAAGCTCCACTGGTTTAGCTAATACTATATCTCCTGCAGTAACTATACAAACTAATACGAGTGCTTTAGGTTTTTCTGCAAAAGCTAATCAAAGCGTATCTTCTGTATCTTTAACGGTTAGCCTTAATAATTTAGCTAATGTTTTTGGTGAAGCTAATACTGTAACACCTTCAGCAAGCGGGTCTTTTATTGTAGAATCTTTAGCTGGTACAGGTATTGCCAATATTGTCACTGGTACAGTTACTGTTACTGTAAATAGCTCTGACGTAATACTTTTAGCAGATGCTAACACTACACTAAGTACAAACTTTGCTTTAGTTGTTGCTGATGATATTAATGCAAAAGGTTTAGCTAACTTAACCTTACCTAGCAATAGTGCTTTATTTTCTAATACAGCACCTACAGGTTTAGGTGAAGCAAACTTAATTATTGTAGCAGACAGTACTACAATTTCTGTAAATGACTTAGGATTCTCAGCAGAAGCGAATAGTATTCTATCTGATCTTGTTTTAGATATACAAGAAAATTCAATAACAGCTTTTGGTAAAGCTTCTACTACACTTGTAAGTAATAATTTAACGTTTGGTCAGCTATTAGGTACAACAGCAAATGGCGTAACCTTTGATTATGTACCTTTCTCAGATAGTTATGATAGAGATCGTGTAGTTTATGTACTTAAAGCAGCAGATAATAATACGGTTTATATTATGCAAGACAATAAGACGGTGTACGTACCTCAAATAAACAGAGTTACAACTAATCATGTAGTTGAAACTAATACAACTGTTTATGTACCAAAAACAAACAGGTTTAATACTGTTTATGTATAGGAGAATGTTATGGCTTTAAAGTGGCCCGACAAAGATAAAGATGAACAACTAGACTACAATGTAGATTGGTCTAGGTTTTTAGGCGATGATACAATAACGTCTGTAAAATGGTTTGTAGATAATGCTAGTGAGGTTAAGACTGAGGTAGATTTTAATTCTTTACCACAGACTATACATGGTCTTTTAATTGCATCTAAAACTAACACCAGTACAGTTTCTACTATAAGACTAGGTTTAGGCACTAATAATAATAGGTACAAGATTTACTGTCAGATCACTACTGCAGAAGGTCTTACTTATGAAAGATCTATTTTTATTAGGATTAAGGAAAAGTAAATGGCATATAATTACTTAGGATTAGTTAATGATATTAACCGCAGACTTAATGAAGTAGAACTAACTTCTAGCAACTTTGAAGGTACTAAAGGTTATTACAGTCTTGCAAAAGATTCTGTAAACTCTTCAATACGTCACATAAATCAAGAAGAGTTTGAGTGGCCTTTTAATCATAGAGAAGAAGAAGAAGTATTAGTTGCAGGAGAAGTTAGGTACTCCTTACCCTACGATTGCAAAACAGTAAACATGAATAGCTTTCGTATTAAACGTGACGACTCTTTAAACATAATTACATGTAAACTTAAAGTGTTAAATTATGAAGAATACCTTGACAAATATATAGATTTAGAGTATAACTCTAGTACATTAGTCAGAGGAATACCTAAGTTTGTTGCAAGATCTCCTAGTAACGAACTTATTTTTGTTCCTTCTCCTGATAAAGCTTATGAAGTAGTATATGAATACTATAGCAAAGGTTTTGATTTAACTTTGCCAGATGATGTACCTACCTTACCTGAAGAGTATCGTCATGTTATAGTAGAAGGTTCTATGTACTATGTTTATTTGTTTCAGGGTGATGTTAATGGTGCGCAACTTTCCCTGCAAAAATTTGAACAGGGTATAAAAAACTTAAGAAGTCTTTTTATAAATAGAACTGAATACTTAAAAGATACAAGAGTACATTACTAATGGCTATACAGTGGCAAACATTTCCTATAGAGTTTAGAGGAGGGCTAATAAGTAACCTTAGTCCTTTACAACAAGGTACTAATGCTGTAGGCTCTGCCACAATTTTACAAAACTTTGAACCTAATAAGGAAGGTGGCTACACTAAAATAAAAGGTTTTTCTAAATTTGATAATAATCAAGTTACTGGAAGTGGTGAAATAAAAGGCGTTAAAGTTGTAAGTTCTACTAAAGTATTAGCAGCGAGAAAAAACTCTAATAATAGAACTCAATTTTTTATGAGTAATGGATCTGGCTGGACTGCGCTTACAGAAAACACCTCAAGTACAGAAGGTAATAAAGTAAGATCTGCTACTTTTAATCTTGACGGTACTGAAAAAATTGTTTTTGTAGACGGTGTAAACTACCCTTGCATATATAATACTTCTAACGATTCTTTAACTCACTTATCTTCTAGTAACAGTAGCGACATACAAGGTTCAAGTCACATTACAGTTTTTAAAAGTACTGTTTTTTATGGTAAGGGTAATAAACTTTATTTTACAGCTCCATTTACTGCTGATGATTTTAGTCCTGCAAACAATGCAGGGGTTATAAATATTATAGATAATATAACAGGACTAATAACTTTTCGTGAACAACTAATTATTTTTACAGAAAAATCTATCAAAAGACTAACTGGCAATACTGCTGCAGATTTTTTACTCCAACCTATTACAGAACGAATAGGTTGTATTGACCCTGACACTATACAAGAGTTTGGTGGAGATGTTATTTATTTAGCTCCAGATGGAATTAGGCTTTTAAGTGCTACAGATCGTATTGGTGACTTTGGTTTAGATATACCATCAGATGTTATTGTAAAAGATTTTAAAAACTTTACTTTAAATTCTAATTCTTTTTGTTCTTTAGTTTTAAAAACTAAGGCCCAGTATAGAATATTTAATTATCAATCTACACAAAAGCAAGGTACTTCTAGGGGACTGGTAGTTACAAAATTTAGTTCTCAAGGGTCAAGTAGTGTAGGTTTTGCTACAATTAAAGGTATTAAAGTAAACGTAGCTGATAGTAAATTTACAGGTTCTTCTGAATTAACAGTCATTGGTAATGATAGCGGTTATGTATATAAACTAGAAGATGGCCATAGCTTTGATGGTCAAGTTATTGACTCTGTTTATGAATCTCCTTATATGCCTATTAATGATTCTGAAATAAGAAAGACATTTTATAAACTTACTATTTTTGCTGAACCTACTTCTGCTATGTCTTTTGATGTAAAGTTAAAGTACATTCCTT